CAATTGTTTAGAACGTGAACACTTACAAAATTTATACACTAAGCCAAAAGAAGCGGTAATACCTAAAAAAATAGAAGATGAAGCTTAAAGTAGTAAGGGAAACAAAGAACGATATTTGCACAATTGGAAAACTTTATATTAATGATGTTTTCTTTTGCTATACATTAGAAGATAAAGATAGAGGTTTGAAGCAATCAGATAGCCTTTTATTTATTAATGCTAAAAAGATATTTGGATTGACTGCAATACCTACAGGCTTCTATAAATTAATCGTAAATCAAAGTCCAAAGTTCAAAAGATTATTACCGAGAATACTTGAAATAAAAGGCTTTGACGGTGTTTTAATTCATCGTGGCAATACTGCAGACCATTCACATGGATGTATTCTTGTAGGATATAAAAAAGGGGAAAACTCTATATTCGAAAGTACAAAGGCAGAGGCTGACTTAGTGGATAAACTAATGAAGCACAATGCTGAAATCCATACAATAGAAATAGTGTAAAAAAAAACCTGCTCATTTCTGAACAGGCTGTTATAACTATTGAAAACACAAAGAACTGCACAAATATAATAATATGCCAAACATTTTCCAAAAAATATTTTCAGGTGGAGCTGGTGAAATAGTTGATAAAGTAGCTGGAGCAGTTGATAGGTTCGTTCAAACCAAAGAGGAAAAGGATGCTGTTAATTTAGAGGTTCGCAAAGTTGTTAGTGAGGAACTAAAAGCAATGGAACAGGAACACACTAAGCAATTAGAAGTGTACCAAAAAGAAATGGACTCTGCTCGTAATCGTGAAATTCAAATAGCAACAGCAGACAAAGCACCTTTAATTAATAAGATAGTAACTCCTTTGCTTGCACTGGGTGTTATCCTTTTGACTTTTATTTTATTTTATGTTTTAATGTTCAAACAAGTGGGAAACGAGAAAGACATCATTATTTACGTGTTGGGAGTTTTATCCGCAATTAGCACTCAAATTGTCAGTTATTATTTTGGGAGCAGTCAAGGCTCAGCACAGAAACAAAAGCAAATTGATAAACTTATAAACTAACTTTTTTTTTCATGTTTTAATTAATTAGCCACTATATGTGGCTTTTTTTATTGAAAATAATTAGCTTGAAAATCAATAAGTTATATAATTTATTTAATATTATTTTATTAGTTTTGTAAAAGATATTAATAAACTCTTTATATTTGTACTCAGATAACAATTAAAACACAAACAAAATGAACACAACAACAACAATTCAAAAAGATTCAATTTTAACTGCAACATCAGTATGTGATTCAAACTGCAAATGGACTGCAAAAGTATTAGAACGTAAAGGAAATTTTATAATTGCTTTAGTTGATGGAGAAATAGTTCGTAAAAAAATAAAATTATTTAACGGTGAAGAATACGCTTTGCTTTTAGGTTCTTATTCAATGGCTCCAATTTTTAAAATTAAATAATTAAAAAAACACAATGAAAGTAACAATTGACAAAACAGAAAAAGTAGAAATAGAGGTGCAACTGCCTTTATTCACAAAAGACGGAAACAGGTATTGGAAAATAGAAGAAAAACAAACTATTCAAGTATGCCTATGGTCTGATGAAATAATGATTAAACGAGTAGGCTGGGCAATGGAATATCCATGTGCTTATGAGCAAATCACCGAAGATGAGTTTAACCAAGTAGTAACAAAAGCAAAATCAATAATATGAACAAAGAGGTATTTCATGGATTCATCAACGGAGTTGTAGCCATGTATCAATTAGGGAGCAGTTTAGATTATCATTTATTAATGCAATGGGAGTGTGAACGAATAGGCAATAATAAATTAAGAATTACTTGTGATTATTGTTATGAGCGTTATGATAGGCTATTAACTCCTGGAGATTATGAAACTCCACCACAATACGAAGAAATCGAAAATAGGGATAAAATAGTAATTGAAGTAACCGATAGAGATACTATTGAAATAGCAAAGCAAATCAATAATGAAATCTTAGATTATCTTTCAACCATTCATCCAACTTACACAGTAGACAATAGTATATTATTATGAAAATAACAGAAAAAATAAAACAGCACATTGACGAATATTATTCGTTTGGAGACCAAACTCGCGTGAGGAAGTACGGAATTGAAAAAGGAAAAAAGTTTAGCCTTGTAACAATTAACAAGGCATTTAAAACAGGTAATTGTAGTGATGAGTTACTTGATTTAATAATTGAATTTTATTTATATAAAAAGGAAAAGTATGGAAAATAACTTTAATGTTGATGGTATGTCAGGCTTCGGCATAATCAATTTAAAAAAAATAAAAAACTGCGAAGCTGAACTAATTGATGTTGCTGAAAAAGTAGGAGTCAATAACAGATTAGAAATTTTTGATGCTGAATTAATTGAAAGATACATACATTTAAAAAATGAAATAAAAATATTAACTTTAAATTTTTTATATTAAATATTTATTTTATATTTGCAATAAATTAATAACTATGAAAACACAAGAACAAGCAATCCTCGATGCTCTATTAGCAGGGCAAGTGATTACAGGCTCAAATGCCTATGCTATCACAAAAAAAGAATGTAACTGCGGAACTCTTAATCTGCATAAGGTTTTAGCTAAAATCAGAAAAAAAGGTTATACCATTAATGAGTGCTGGCAACAGAATCAGAAGACAAAAGCAATGTATAAAGAATTCACAATAACCAATAAAAAACAAAAGAAAAATGACAACTAAAAAGTACCCAAAAGGTTTAATGGCTTTTAAGCCAAACGAGAAAGCGCCTATATTCGTTAAGGCATCAGTATTAATTAATCCAAAAGAATTATATGATTGGATAAAAGAAAATAATGATTGCTTAACTGAATACAAAGGACAAAAGCAATTAAAGTTACAATTACTTGAATCAGATAAAGGATTGTATTTTAATATAGATACTTTTAAGCCAAAAGCAGTTAATACTCATTCCGAATTTAGAATTGATAGTAAAGATGATATGCCATTTTAACCAATAAAAACAAAGAACAATGAAAACAAAAGAACAAACAACAGAAACAAAATCACTATTTAAAAGTTTAGCATCATTCCAACAAGAAGTGCCAGTGATTCACAAAGAAACAAAAGGTTATGGATATTCTTATGCAGACCTTCCGACTATCTTTAATATTATTAATCCTTTACTTGCTAAACATCAATTAGGCTTTACTCAGCCAATCATGGGTGATTGTGTTAAGACAATTGTATTCCATGTTGAAACAGGGGAAAGTATTGAATCCTTAACCGATATTCCAAAAGGTGTTCAATTAGCTAAAATGAATGATTTTCAAGTTTTAGGTAGTGCAATTACTTATATCAGAAGATACGCTTTAAGTTCGATTTTAGGCTTAGTTACTGATAAAGATACAGATGCATCAGGTGAACAAGAAAACAAAGTTAAATACGAACCTAAACCATTAAATGTAATAGGCATTAAACAACAATTAAAAGGTGCTAAATCATTAATTGACTTACAAAATATATGGGTTACATTAAGTAATGAAGCTAAATTAAATTTAGAAATAAGTCAGTTAAAAGATGAACTTAAAACACAATTACCGTAATAAAAATAAATAATTTAACACATGGGGACAATTTGTCCCCTACCTTTAATTATGGAATCAACAATAGAAATATACTCACCTACGTGGTGGGAAAATAGATTAGGTAACTTTAAAATAATTTTTGTTTATTAATAATTTATTTATATATTTGTAACGCTTATTCGACAAATGAAAAATATTAAAAAATCCAGTCACTTACATTGCCATTTGCAAATTCTTTGCAGTCGGATAAGCCCTTGTATTTGGCTGGTATTTTTTTTATATGCAACCAATTGAAATTTGGAAAGATATTCCTGAATATAAAGGAATATATCAAGTTAGTAATTTAGGAAGAGTAAAAAGATTACAAACTTCACAAAATCGTTCAAATAATAAAATATTAAATTTAAAAGAAAAATTATTAAATGGAACTATAAATTATTTTGGTTATAATAGGGTTACTTTATATAAAAATTGTATAGGTAAATCTTATGCAGTTCATAGATTAGTTGCAATATGTTTTATTGAAAATAAATTAAATAAACCACAGGTGAATCATATTGATGGAAATAAACTTAATAATATAGTTGAAAATTTAGAATGGTGTAATAATTCAGAAAATCAATTACACGCATGGAAATTAGGTTTAAATAGAACATCAGATAATTTAGATTTATATAGAACAAATTGTATAGTAACAAAAGAATTAGTTATTAAAATTAGAGAAGAACTTAAAACAACTAAATCAAGAATACTTGCCAAAAAATATAATTTATCAGAATCACAAATGTCAAATATTAAAAATAATAAAAGATGGAAAGCAATATAGAAATTTATTCAAATGAATGGTGGAATAATCGACTTGGTAATTTTAGCGGAAGTGAGATTTGGAAACTAATGACTGAGCCACGTTCAAAAAAAGATATACTAAGCAAAGGTGCAGAAACTTACATTCGTGAGAAAGTCTATGAAAGATTAAGCGGACAACCTAAGCAAAGCATAGATAACTATGCGACAGCATGGGGGCACGAAAATGAGCCAATAGCGAAACGATATTATACTGCAAGGACTGGTAATGAGGTAATCGAATCAAAGTTGCTTATAAGTGAAAATATAGAGGGATTAACAGGCAGTCCTGATGGCTTAGTAGGTGACGAAGGAATGATTGAAATAAAATGCCCTTTTGTTGGAAGTAATCACTTGAATTTCTTTTTTAATGAAGAAACTTTTGAAACTGAAAACAATGAGTATTATTATCAAATGCAGTGCTATCTTTTATTATCAGGTCGTAAGTGGTGCGACTTTATATCCTTTGACCCCCGTTTAATACTTAATTCCGATGCTGGTTTATACATTAGAAGATGGGAAGCTAACGAGGAAGTACAGGAACGAATGATTGAAAAAGTAACTATTGCAAGAAACTTATTTAACGATTATTTAAACGCATTTAAAAAATAAAATTATGATAAAATTTGAAAAAATATTAATTACTCCAGCTAAAGCAAAAGAGTATTTAGAAGCTAACATTGGAAACAGAAGAATTAAACAACCAGTTGTTTTAAAATATGCAAATGATATAATTGCAAATAGGTGGTTTGAAGATACAGGAGAATCAATTAAAATAGGAAAAACAGGTCGCATATTGGATGGACAACATAGGCTTCACGCTATAATAAAAGCTAACAAATCAATTTATCTTCATGTTGTTACTAATTTAGAGGAAGATGTTTTTAAAGTAATTGATACAGGAACAACAAGAAATGCTACTGATGTTTTTAAAATAGAAGGAATTAAAAATGAAAACAAATTGCCTTCAATTATTTCGTTCTTTAATTTATTAGAAGCTGGAAAAAAGCATAAAAGTTTACACGTACATGAAAGGCTAACAAACGCAATGCTATTAGACCAATATTATGAAGATGAAAATTTTTGGCAATCTGTTTCAAGAAATGCTTTTAATTGGTATTTAGG